ACGCTGTCGTTTACAACCGACTGAGCGTGCCGCTCGGAGGCTTTCGCGAGAGAATCCTCCCTGGAGCGTTTGATGAGGTGCTGAAGCGATCAGAAGGTCGCGTCGATCTCGTCTCCTACTTCAACCACGATGCCAACATCATGCTTGGCAGGGAGTCGAGCGGTACGCTTCGCGTGTGGTCTGACGAGCGTGGCGTCGGCTTTGAGGTCAATCCTCCAAAGAGCCGCCAAGACGTTTTGGAACTGGTTTCTCGCGGCGATTGCCGTGGGGCATCATTTACGTTCCAACTGCGGGGCCAGAACGCTGAAAACTGGGTTGAAGAAAACGGAATGCCTATCCGTGAAGTGCGTTCTGCAAGCATCTATGAACTTGGCCCTGTCGTTCAGCCTGCATATCCAGAGACTGCAGTATCTGTGGCAAGGCGAAGTCTTGAAGCATGGATGGCAGAGCAGAATGAGGTTGCTGTTCCAGAGATGCAGGAACGAGCATCATTCCCATCTGCTATCGCGAAACTCAAGGCAGCAATCCTTCGGAGTTTTTAAGTGGACTCAGGCAGCGTATGCAATAAGTGTGGGCGCGGGCGCATGCGGACGATTAGCAGTCGGCAAGCCGGTGAACGCATGCAGTTGAGATATCTCGCATGCAGCAACTGCAGCAATAGATGCAAGAGCCTCGTGCCTGCATCGTCAGTGTGGCGACGTTCTGTCATAGAACCGCAACGCTCTGCAAAATAGCCATGCTGGCGTACCGTGTGTGCAGGAATGGACTTCCACCGCTCACAACGGAGGCCAAGGATGGCTAACAAAATTAAAGAACTGCAGGAGCGTGCCGCCGCTGTGGCTGCCGAGCTTGAGGAACTGCACCAGATCGAGGATCGATCGCAGGAGCAGAACGAAAAACTTGAGCGCCTGACGCGCGAAGCCGATGGCATCGTGCCAGAGCTTCAGCACGAGAAGGCGATCGCTGATCGCATCTCTGCCATTCGCGCTGCCTCCCAGGCCGCTGCGGCACCCGTCGAGGTTGCCGTCGCGAAGCCTGCTCGCAAGGCTTCTGCTCGATACGGCAAGCTTCGCGGATTCCAGAATGCTGATGATGCCGAAATCTGCGGTCACTGGATTCGCGGGTATCTGCTCGGACGCGAGGATAGCCGCCGCTGGTATCACAGCAACGTCGAAGAGCGTGCCCTGTCGTCTACGGACAACAGCAAGGGTGGTGTGTTTATCCCTGAGACTTTCGCCTCGACGGTGATTCGTCTTACCGATGAATACTCTGCTATTCCGCAGCAGGCGAATGTGGTTCCAATGTCGTCTGACACGCTGTACATTCCGCGACGAACTGGCGGCAACACTGCCTACTTCGTTGCTGATAACAGCGAAACCACCGCTTCCGACATGGCTACCGACAACGTGATGCTTTCGGCAAAGGATTGCCGGGTTGCATCGCGGGTTCCAAACAGCCTCATCGAGGATTCGGTTGTTGATCTCGCTGGTCTGGTTGCTCAGGAATTTGCTCTCGCTCTTTCGCAAAAGATTGACGATAGCGGGTTCGCTGGAGATGGCACCAGCACCTACGGCGGCATTCGTGGAATCCAGTGGAAGTTCGAGAACGAATCGCTGACTGCTGGAACGAACGATTCCGGCGAGTCTGCAGTGTCGTCTCTGACGATCGATGACTTCGCTGAGACGATCGGCAAGTTGCCTAGCTACGCTCGTGCCGGTGCTGGGTGGTATGTCACCCCACAGGTCTACAGCACCTGCATGCTGCCTCTGATGCTTTCAGCCGGTGGCGTGAGTGCTGCGGAGCTTGCGTCTGGTGCCAGCGAGCAGCGGTTTATGGGATACCCCGTGTATTTCAACAACAGCATGCGAACTGCCCCGACCGCTGGTCAGGTTATCTGCCTGTTTGGTCAGATGCGTCTCTCGACTCACTACGGCTTGCGGCGTGATATCACGGTGCGTGCCTCTACTGACCGATATATCGAGTTTGACCAGACGTATTTCCAGGCCACTTGCCGTTTCGATTGCGTGACCAGCGACGTCGGTGACGCATCGACTGCCGGTCCTGTTGTCGCTCTCACCCTCTGATTTTAGGAGATAAACCAAATGGATTTGGTTCAGAACAGTAAAAGCAGCGTCGGTGTGAGCTATGTCAACTCGGCTGAGACGGCAAGCCACACGATCGACTGCCTTGGATTTGACGCTGTGAGTGTTGATGCCATCGTGCAATCGAACATCAACACTGCAGCCCCTGCCGTCGTGAAGTTTGAGACTTCCGACGACAATACCACGTTTGCAACTGTGACCGGACTTGTGCAGGGAACTGACTACACTCTCGCCGGTGTAGCCAACACTGCCAATGCCAACGTCACTCGTTTTGATGTATCGACCAAGGCTCTTGAACGATACGTCAAGATTTCGGTGACTCCAGCCGGTGCTGTCGGCACAACCGACGCATCGGTCGTGATTGATGCTCGTCTTCACAAGGCTGAAGCAGGCATCAACTCTGCCACGAAGGCTGGCGTTGCCGCTCGCGTAGTCAAGTAGTTCGATATACCCTTAACGCAGGAGGTTGCCGTGGGCGCGGCATCGACTGTAGCGGGTGTAAAGCCTGCTGAGTTGGAGACGGCATCGGGGAAGGTTCGCGTGGCGTGTGCGATGAGCACTCCACGCCTTGGTTGGCAGGATCATGTGTTCTGTTGGCCTCGCGGACTACTACCATACCGGATAGCACCAGTTCGCTTTGAAGGTGCCTTCTGGGATGCCTGCTTGGATAGAGTATTGACAGACATTGTGGAGGCAGATGACGATCCGTCTCTGCCTCCACTTTGGATTCTTACTCTCGACTATGACACTGTGTTTGAGCAGGATGCTGTGCCGCGACTGCTCACCTACGCTGCCGCGAGCGATTACGATTTCGTCGCAGCAGTGCAGATGAAACGTCGTGTCGCGGAGCCGCTCTTCACTATGGTGAATGAGGACGGTGAGCGCATCAGCGAGGTCAAGCGTGGCGAATTGCTGTACCACAACATTGTGCCAGCAAATACAGCACACTTTGGCCTGACGTTGCTGCGAGCATCTGCTCTCAAGAAGCTACCAAGACCTTGGTTCAAGGGGGTGCCAAACGAAGAGGGCAAGTGGGGAGACGGGAGAACCGACTCGGATATATGGTTCTGGAATCAAGCAAAGAAAGCAGGGCTGAAAGCAGGCATTTGCACTCGCGTTGCCGTAGGGCATATCGAATGCTGGATCAAGTGGCCCGATAAGGGCATGGGGCAACTGCTGCAGCATCCTAGCGATTTTTGGGATAAAAACGGCAGGCCACCGGAGGAATGCTGGTCATGAGAGTTCGATTCTGCAGGCATTACCAGACCTATCGTCGCGGCCAGTGCTATGACCTGGGTGATGGTGTTGCCCGGAGCATGCTGCAGATGGGAATCTGCGAGCCTGCCCCACAAGACCTCTTTGAAACTGCCACGGCACCTGAGCCGCAGGAGCAGGCTGTTGCACCTGTCGCAAAGAAGCGTGGCCGTCCTCGCAAGAAGGGTCCGCAAGAATGACGTTCAACGGCTGGCAATCCTCTCGCAGCACAACGCGATCCTATCGCTCTCTGGTCGTCGCTACGGAGCCAACGAGCGATGCTCGCCCGGTCACGGTAGCGGAGGCCAAAGAGCATCTGCGAATCGTTGATTTCACCGATGACGATGATTACATCGCGGGTTTGATCGACGCTGCTCGCAAGTGGTGCGAAGACTATTGCGAGAGGACATTTGCGGATTGCCAATATACGGTGGCCTTTGATGACTTTCCGCACATCCGCATTGAGCTTCCGCGCCCGCCATTGCGGCTGAATGCCACGGCATCGGAGGCCACCGTCTCTATTTCGTATGTCGATACCGGCGGTGCTACGCAAACGCTGACCTGGGCGCAGAGCGGAACTCAGGACTTCAGAGTCGATAAAGACTACACGCCAGGGCTCGCGTATCCTCTCTACTTGGAGACATGGCCCAGCGCCCGCATCGATGACAAGGCAGTGCAGATCACCTATCTGGCTGGCTATGGCAGCGTTTCCGCAGTGCCACAGGGAGTCAAGCATGCGATCAAGATGCTTGTTTCGCATTGGTACACCAACCGCGAGGCTGTCGATCGCGCTGGCGTAAAGGATGTACCTCTTGGCGTTTACGATCTGCTCGCACCATTTGCATGGAAGCAGTACGCATGAGCGTTGAAGGGTTCTTAAGGGTATCAATCGATTTGAACGATACCCACACTGAAGACAGCATTGATTCTCTGAAGAAAGTCGCGCTGTCCTCTTCAAATGCATACACTAATGGCATTATTGCTGTAGCCAGCGGCACATGTGGCACGACTGCCGAGACAATCGACATTTCGAACTTTAGAGGTGCTGATGGGGAACTTGTTGATTTCGGGCCAATAAGCGGCTTGGATGACAGTCTGCGTATTTGCTTTTTGGCTACGCCTGCAGCGTCACTTCGTTTTCTTGATACAAGCATTACTCGTGGAACATTTTTGCATTCTGTGAACGACAAACCATCTGTAAGTTTTCTTGCTAGATACCCCGAAGGCACTCCGCAGTTTTTTGTTGGTACACAGCAACAGCCGGAAGAGCCAAGCTACACGGCATCCTACACGTTGGTGATCATGAAAGAAGCGTGATGGCAATTTCTGGCACAGTGCATATTAGCGGACAGTTTCTCGATTCGTATGAGTCTGGGGTCGTGTCTGCACTAAAAAGGTCGCACCTAGAATTTGATGAATCAGTGACCGGCGGCAACGTCATCGTTGTAAAAGGCATCACCGATGATTCCGGTGGCGTAACGATTGACCCAAGCGATACTGGTTTCAGAAATGCCGAAGGCGAGGAGGTTTCGCTTACTGACGTTGATCGCATTTTTATCACTGGAACTCCCGGTGTTACAGCAAGGTTTGGCACTGGTGCGGTGATCCTGAATGCCGTGAACGGTCGCGTTGCTGCCACCTGTTGCGTTGGGGCTGGCGATAAGAACGTCAAGATCACATCTCTCAGCGGCACTTCGACGTACACACTGATCATGTGGCAGGCCGATTGATGAATACAGGCATCCTCGACACAAAAGCTGTGATTCAACAGCCCGCTGAGGTTCGCAATAGCCTTGGCGAATATACGTTGTCGTGGACTGATTGGGCTACCAGATACATCGCAATCCTGCCGCTATCTGGTGCAGAAGCAATCAATGCTATGTCTCTTGAGGCTGTCGTTACGCATCGCATTCGCATGCGATACACGCATGGTCTTCAGCCGAAATACCGCATCGTCGCAGAAGGCCGCACGTTCGACATCATCAGCGTCCTAGAGCGTGGCAGGCGTGTAGAGCATGAAGTCTTGGTCAATGAGGTCATTGACTAATGGCATTTCTGTCAGGTATTCGCAGCCGCAAGTTCATCAACATCACTATCAATAAGAGTGAGGCTGATGCGATTATCGCTGGGTTTGCTCAACTAACTTGGGCGATGCAGAAGAAGTACCTTGCAAAGGCAATCACGAGGACTGCTGATTCAAAGATCGCATCGCTCAAGGCTGCGGCACCGAGAAACAAGGGGAAGCTCGGAACGTCCGCTGGTGCATCTGTCAGCAAGGCGAAGAAGAAGGGTAAGGGTGGAAAACTTGCGCTCGCTTGGGTCAGCGGGCGAATCGGATACCGCAGAGGCAAGACTCCAAAGGGCCGGTATCGCGGTGGCTATGTCTCTCATTGGGTTGAGAGCGGCGTGAAGAGGAGAAAGCCAAAGTACTCATCGCTTCTGAAGATCGATTGGACTCGGAACAGAAAGTATCGATATCTGAAGCGGATGCGAATAAAGTCTGCTGATGGGCAGGATTTCGTCTTCTTAAGTGGGACGAAGCCCGTGAAGGGGCAGCGATTCTTCAAGAAATGGCTGAATGCTAATCGTCGGCAAATGATGAAGAAGCTTGAGACTGACCTCAAGTATTTCTTGCAGGATGCCATTAGTGAAGGCAGAGAGAAAGCCAAGCGATCGGCATTGAAGAGAGCCTCTAAGCAACTGGTGGTGATCTGATGCAGCACATTGATGAAGCACTGGTTGGGATGCTATCTGCTGCTCCAGAGGTGGCATTGGTTGTCAGTCATCGCATTTATGCTTCGCAGTCTCCGCAGGGAGGTGCGTTGCCAGCGGTCGTGTATTCCAGGGATGGGAACACGCGAGCAGCGTTCGTCAGTCTCGACAATACGGCACCGTATGCCAGGGCGACTTACACGCTTTCGGCCATGGCCGAGACGTTTCAAGAAAGCCGCAATCTCGCGCGAGCGATCCGGCGAGCCATAGAATACAAGAAAACCACAGATGTTCG